AGAGTTTGATGCGATTATAAAGCCGCTTAAGACCTCCAGGATCTTGTTTCTAGGTACGCCTCAATGCGAAGACTCTATCTACACTAAACTGCGGGAGAGAGGCTATGAGACGCGTGTGTGGCCGTCAGAATACGTCGGGCATAAAAAGAACGACACTATCTATGAAGGAGCCATAGCCCCCTTTATAAACGACGCTACAACGGACGACAACATTGGTAGATCGACAGAACCTTTAAGGTTTAACGATATAGACCTGGAAGAAAGAAAGCTTTCCTACGGGCGATCAGGGTACGCTTTACAGTTCCTTTTAAACCCCCGCTTAAGCGACGCTGATAGATACCCGTTAAAGATTAACGATTTAATCGTACAAGATTTAGACAATGATGTAGCACATGAGAAATACGTGTGGGCCAGCGGCCCTGATCAAGTGATCGACAACATTCCTAACATGGGCTTTAATGGAGACCGTTATTATCGTCCGTTAGAAACCTTAGGAGACATGGTCGATTACACAGGTTCCGTCATGTCTATCGATCCTAGTGGTCGAGGAAAAGACGAAACAGCTTATAGCGTCGTTAAAATGTTAAACGGGTTTTTATTCGTCCACGATTGTAACGGAATAAAAGGAGGTTATGGAGACAATGTTCTGAAAGAACTATCCCTTATAGCGAAACGCTTTAAAGTAAACGAAGTAATTATCGAGTCTAATATGGGAGACGGAATGTTTACAGAGCTTTTAAAGCCCGTTATAAACGCGATTTATCCCGTTACAATAAATGAAGTTAGACATCACATTCAAAAGGAAAAACGTATTATAGACACCCTTGAACCAGTTCTTAACGCGCATAGGTTAATCGTCGATCCTATCGTCGTTAAGAACGATTTCAAGAGTATTGTTTCTTACCCTATAGAAAGTCAGAACCGTTACGCTTTATTCTATCAGTTATCGCGTATTACTCGCGAAAAAGGCAGTCTGTTACAAGACGACCGCTTAGACGCTCTTTCTATCGCCGTTAATTACTGGACGGAACAAATGGCGATTAATGCGGATCTTAAGATAAAAGATAGAAAAGAAGATCTTATTCAAGAGGAGTTAGAAAAGTTCATGAACAGCGCGTTTAATGTTTCGAATAAAGCGAAGCTACAAACGACATGGTTCTAAATGACTCCTTGAAATTCTTCTTTCTTAATCGTCTCGTTTATAACGAGAGAGTTTGTACACGCGTATATAACGGATTATAACGATTTACAACCATTACAGGCGACATGTCAACACTAGAGTTGTAAGTCGTTGTTTATAACGGAAATAAAATCGCGTTAAAAACAAGCTAGTAAAATTTAAACTTTAACTTTAATATAGTCGTAATATGGATATCGACGAACAAACAGACTCCTTCTTATTCGATCTACAAAACGTAGTACATCGTTACAGACAAGAATATGACCTTAATCACGCGACTATAGTCGGTGTTATCGAAATGCTTAAACTCGATTACATGACCGATGACTCGATCTATTTCGACGCTGACTTCCTCGATGACAACGAAAGAGACTGAAGAAGATCTTCCCATCATTAAAATCGTCAAAGAAACGAAAGTAACCTGTTACGATTGGGAACTCGAGATGGACGACGATACCTTCGCCATGATGGTCAAGATGGGAAAGGAAGAAGCGACCAACCAGGACTTCGTTAATATCGCGATGTTAGCCGGACTTAAACATTATTTAGACAAAGAATAACCACACACATATGAAACTAGACGATAATACCCAGATCAAAGCGAACGCTGCTTTCGCCGCTAAACTCGTCGTTGGGATCTGTGTAGCCGTCTGGTCATACTCTGTCATCGTCAACCGTATATCCACGCTGGAGGTCGAAATAATCCGCCTTAAAGACGATATACATATGAACAGTGAATTTCGTATTAAATGGCCTAGAGGCGAACTAGGCGCGCTCCCAGACGACGCTCAACAAAACATGAGACTCGACTTCTACGAAAGAGAAATAGATAACCTTAAGAAGATCGTCGATGAACTACGCTTTAAAGAACTTAAGAATGAGTTGTGAGCGAGTTTCAAACGGAGATCAGGTGGATCATAGCTATGGCTCTCTTCTTCGTTGAACGCGACGTTATCATCGACACCATGTTCGCTCTTATAGACATCGTGTTTAGCCTGTTATAAAGGGCGTAATTACCGTATTTACCACGCGTTTAAGGCTGTTCGTGTTAAAACGACGATTATGCCTGATTAAAAACGCGTTTAAAAAGTTTAGGTAAAAAAATCTGAAGCCCCTTATATACGGTGCGTACCCGTTCATCCCCCCATCGGGCCGCCAAAAATAGCGATAGGGGTGGGGGGTACGCCGCATCAATTGCATAAGTACTTGATTACCAACGCTTGGCAACGCATAATAGATGCGACTGCAGCCCATTTGGGACGCGATTGAAACGAGATCCCGTGTATTTGTGTTTACAGGTGTTTTTTGCGTCGCTTTAATCGCACCATAATCGCACCATAAGCCGCGTTAAAGCCGCAGGGACCGCGTTCACGCCGCGTTGCAATCTCAAGCCATACCATAATAAAGACCGACATTTAATCGCGCTTTGAACGGCGGCTTTCAACGCGTTGCAATCGGGCACAAAAAAGCCGCCGTTCACGGTTGCAAACGGCGGCCAGAGGTTGCGATTACTTCGCGCTTTTAATCCATGGCGTCGAGCATTAAAACTATAATAGTGAACCAGAGCGCGGTTCCGATGATACCAATTACGGCGGCTACCATTTTGTCATAGGTAGACATTACTTGGAACCCGTTGTCATCAAATCTTTTATTTTTCATATTAATAAGCTTAGTTAAGGATAAAACCTGATTCGTCTTTTTTAGCGGTCCCTTTGGCTTTCAGGCCGACAATGTGCCCGGCTGGGTCCAGGAAGCGCAAATCATTAATATCTCCGTCTAAAACCGGGAGCCCTTGCCATTGATCCGGCAGCTTGTCGCGAAATACGGCGGCAACGTTAGCACCGCGTTTTGCCAGGCTTGCGGCTTTAGCGCCGTTGGATTCATCGCGGCTGAATGTCAGTGAATAGTTTTCAGGCAGCTTGCCGGCGAGGTATTTCTCTATTCTATGGGATCCTTTGGAATAGTCATAAAAGGGAACGTGCGGGAAGCGTTCCTGGATCCCGTATTTTTCCCAAGCAACGTCGCTGGTCCCGTTTAATCGCACCGAAAGCCGGAAGCCTTGACTTGCGGACCAAAAAACGGCCTTTTTAATCTCGCTTGCCAGGATGTGGGTGAATTGCTCCGGATCTTGCTCGAATAGCTTTGTCTTTCTTAGCCGGCCTTTTTGGACATTGGACATTTTGCCGCGGCCCTGGTTGAATAAACAAGCATCCTTACAGGCTCCAGCCCAGGGGCATAAATTCTTCGTTCCTAATTGGCCTGCCGGGACCAAGTAAAGAATTGCTGTAAGCCAGCCCATCTTTTGACCTTTCCTGGTCTTAGGGTCGCCACCTATTGCGAGAAGGTCGAACCGTTTTGATATCGTTTTGCTTTTCATATTAATAGACTCCCAAGGTTGAAAGGTCAGCCCGGTCCTTTTCGAGCGCTGCCAATAAATTTGCAAGCGGCGTGAATATTTTGTCAATGGCCTGAAATATTTCTTTCTGTCGCGGTTCCCAGAATATCATTGTGCCAATTTCAATTTTGTAGGGGTTCGCGTTAGATATTACTGACCAATAAAGCGCCGTTGCAAGCGCGGCCTTTTCCTCGTCCTGGAAGGTCTTTTGCTTGTTTTGTGAATAACGGCGGGCCACGGTGGCCTTACTAACTAGCCAGCCGTCTTTATTGAATAGCTCAGGCCAAACGGCTGCGAGATCTTCGCCCGTTATATCTTTTGGCAATCTTTCCTTTGTAAGCTTAGGAAAAGCGCCGGCAATCATGTTAATAATCTTTATTCTATTTTCTTTCATCTTAGAGTTCCTCGCTTTGAACTTTAAACTTGAAACCAAGCGTTTTGATTTCCTCGACCGCATGCGGCGGCAAAGTCTTTTTATTGATCAGCCGGGCAAACGCCGCGGAAAGCGGGCAATTAGGATAAACCAAGCGGTTCCCGTATTTTGTTTCGATTTTTACTAGTAATGTATCATTCATTTTTATTTTGGGTTTAGCGGGGCTTAATTGCGGCCGCTGGCTCTCTTAAAATAGAAAAGCCGCAACCGTTGCAAGTCTTTTTTAAATAATTTCTTTCAATGGGCCCTTGCAAGGCACCAGGGGCAAACGCGTTTAAATCGACCAAGTGCACCAGCTGCGGGCCTGGTATAAATCGACCGCTTCCACCGTTTCTATCGACCGCTTAAAAGCACCGTTTCCACCGGTTTTGTTTTGTGGCTAAATACACTAAATACACCGATTATGGCCACCTCGCGCGTAATCGCGTACGCTTTAGTTTTACGTGTACGTGTTCGTGAAATGTTTTACGTGTTCGTGAAAAAATAGCTTGCATCGGGGGTTATATTTCTCATATGTGGACATTTTAACCATTAACAACAAGAGGAGATATGTATGACACCTGTAACACAATTAGAAACCGCTGAGATACGCGTTTTAATCGCCAGCTATAACCGTATGCGTCGTCGCATCATCGACAATAACGCCGCCAGAGAACGCTTGGAGTCGTTAAAGGACGAGCTAATAGCGAGGGGGGAGTTAGCGGTATGAGCATGGTGACTTTTGCTTCGATTATACTCATCATGGTATTTGTCTTTGCGATGCTTTATTCGGACTGATGAGCGATAACGATCTATGTATATGGTGTGGATTGGAACTTCAAGGTCGTGACCGCGAAGGGAACATCTGTGCTGAATGTATAATGAGAGAAAATGAAAAGGAGAACAACGATGAAGATAACGATTGAACACTACGGAAGAACCGTGACTTGGGAAGGACCGGAAGAGTCCGACTTATACGATGTGATGGACGCGTTTAAAGGCTTGCTACGCATCTTGGAGTATGTCATTGACGACAACGATAATGAAAACGATGAATCAAAATTATGAAAAAACGACCACTGGTATTCCTACCTATGTCTCTTTGTGCAGCGGATACGACGGAATCGGAATTGGACTTAAACGAGCTATTCCAAGACTTAGAACTATCGCTCACGTGGAGATCGAAACCTATGCAATTGCAAACCTTATCTCGAAAATGGAAGCGGGACTCTTGGATGCGTGTCCTGTGTTCACGGATCTCAAGCAGTTTCCGTATGAGCAGTTACGTGACCGAGTTACCATCTTGTCAGCAGGATTTCCTTGCCAGCCATTCAGCTCCGCAGGAAAGCGACGAGCAACCGAAGATGAGCGACACTTGTACCCATACATCGCAGATGGAATTACCGCTATGCAACCACGATATGTCCTCCTTGAAAACGTCGAAGGAATCATTAGTGCCAAGACCGCAGACGGAGAACCGGTACTCAAATATGTCCTTGGAGACTTGGAAGAAAGAGGTTATCGAACGACGTGGGGAGTATTCAGCGCGTCTGAAACGGGGGCAGTACACCAAAGGAAACGAGTCTTCATCCTCGCAAAGCTATCCGACACCAACATCACGGGATTGGAAAGGGAAGCAAGCGAACGAGTACAAGGACGACAGGGGAGAGGAGAACACGGTGAAGTTTGCGAGTTTACCAGGGGTGGTGGACAAGATGGAAAAGAATTGGGCGACGCCAAACACGATGGATCACCTACCGCCCAAGACGGGGGAAGCACTAGTTCGGAACAAGAAGAAGGGCGGGTGCAAGAACCTACGGGAAGATGTGAACAATCCGCAAATGAATTGGCCAACAGCGAGAACGAGCGATGCCGAAGGCGGAGCGATCAAGACGGAGATGACCGAGAAAGGCTTTCGGAGCAGACGCGAGAAAAGCGATCAATACTTCGGGGCGAAGCTGAGAGATGCAGTGGAGACTCACGAGCAGAATTGGGCGACGCCTCAAGCTTCGGATCATGTCGAGGGTGCGAGGACAGCGACCGAATCAAATCAGAAATGCTTGGGGCGGGACTTGGCAAGACTAGATGGCCAGCAAGACCAGGTCAGCCACAGTACGAGTGGGAACAGCCAAGGGTCACCGAAGCTCAATCCTGCGTGGGTCTGTCAGCTAATGGGACTACCTTCAGGGTGGACGAACTTAGGCTGTTGGGCAACGGAGTAGTACCTGATTGTTGCGAATTAGCTTGGCAAGTATTATCCGATCGTTTACACAACACACAACCATGAAAAAACTACTACTATTATTAACGCTATTCGCAGTCGCGTCTTGTACGACGACTAAAACCGCAATATGGGACACCTGTCCATCGGACCTTGGCTACTCCTGCCCTGAAGACGGAAGCCCTTGCCCGTTTTGTAACGACGAAGATGACGACTCCTAATCCATTTGACAACGGGTTGTTTTGGTGCGAGGGATGTCAGGTATTTGATCAACGCCGTTACCTCCGCGAACACGACGGGTGCTTCGACAACGACGAAGACGACAACAACAATAACAACGAAGAAAACGAAAACGATGAGTAAACTAATAGCTTTAACGGGCCCGAAAGGCGTAGGTAAATCGACCTATGCGAAGTTTGTAGCGGGAGAGAATGGCATAGTAATCTCTTTTGCAACGCCGATTAAACAGATGCTGACTGCGATAGCAGGGGATGAGTATATCTTTGGGACGAAGAAGAACGCGATAGTACCGCACCTTGGGGTGACAGGACGGTTCCTGATGCAGACATTGGGGACGGAATGGGGACGCGAAACAATCGACCAGGACATATGGGTAAACTCGGTGCGTCGTATGTTAACGAAGAGCTTCTTCAGTGAGTACACTCCTGTGATCATCGATGACTTACGCTTTGAGAACGAAGCCAAGATGGTACGGGAGATGGGCGGGGAAGTATGGGAGATAGATCGTAAAGATTTTACTCCTGAGAACGACGGACACATCTCAGAGATGGGCGTAAAGGCTGTCGATAAGAAAGTCCTGATATGAACGAAGAAGAAGATTTGTCTTTTTCTAGCGGCGACTTGATGTCGTATGGATCGGAGTATGGACAAGGTGATTGGTTATACTTTGCCAGCGACTTTCCTGCGTATGAAGATGTCGTCAAAGGCTTTGATAACTTTTGGAATAATACCCAAGTAAAAGAGTTTCCAAAAGATGAGAACGGAAATAACTTGCGTGATGAGAACGGAGAGATAATAGTCATCCGCACAAACAAACCAAGAAAGCGTTTAAAGACGCAGCTTTATTTCCATAACCACAAAAAAAGAAAAGCAAAAACGAATAATGAAAGTACTGAAATTAGCTGACGAAGTATACAAGAGACACTGGCGCGGGTGTAAGGATGGAATGGGATTACTAAACAATGCGGAGGATGTATGTAAGCGTCTTGGGAACGACGTTGAGATCCGCGAAGTAAACGAACGAAGGATCGACGACCTGGTGCTGGGTTTAGAAGACGATAACAAGGCGGCAGGCACGATTAACAAGCGATTGGCGGCGCTATCAAAGATGTTACGCTTCGCTTACAGACGCGGTTATATCGAGCGTATGCCCGTGATTGAACGGAAGAAGGAACCGCAGGGTCGTATGCGTTGGTTGAGCGAGGAGGAAGAGTATCGTATGCTAGGTAAGTTTCATGCGATGGGTAAGCCTTTCATAGCTGACTTCTGCAAGATACTTATTGATACCGGAATGAGGACGGGTGAGCTGTTTAAGTTGCGGGGCAGGGATGTCGATATAAGCGGGGTAAACTTCCAACGCATGATCCATTTGTGGGAGACAAAGAATGGTAAATCGAGATCCATCCCGGTTACTAATCGTGTGTACGAGATATTATGTCGTTATAAAACATCGAACGACGCTTTATTGTTTACCTTTAAGCAACATACTTTAAATCGTGCTTGGAAACAGATGAAGACTGAGCTTGGTATGGACGACGATAAAGAGTTTATACCGCATTGCTTGCGTCATACTTGTGCGTCCAGGTTGGTACAACGAGGAGTAGACATTCGTGTAGTACAGGAGTGGCTCGGTCATAGCTCGATACAAACGACGATGAGGTACGCCAAGATTGCGCCTAAGAATCTAGCAGATGCGAGAGATGTTTTGGAAAGACATTGACAAACCTCATATTAACGGATTTTATCAAGCTAACGAATGAATCAAAGCGAATTGAATAAGGAGATGGTATCTCACGGTATTGCCCGTTACCGTCGTCGAGTACAAACAGCCAAGGAACGCAGTCAAGAATCTGATTCACCTTATGGTCAGCGATTGTTGCGTAATTATTTACCGCTGTTTATTGATGCTGTAGAAAAGCGTTTTGATTATCATCGTAAACATCCACATGCTGTACCCGTTTGGATGCCATTGGTATGGGACATGGATACGAGAAAGCTGTGCTTGTTGGCGTTTAAATGCGTCCTTGATGGTATCAGTGAGCGTCGTCCTTTGACTTCAGCATCTATTCGTATCGCTACTGCTATTGAAGATGAGATCCGTTATCAACGATTAAAGGAGGAATATCCTAAAGTCTTTTACTACGCACAAAAGGATGTGGAAAAGAATAAGAACGCTTCATATCGCAGACAACGCGAAGCATTCCTGGCACATGAAAGAGGCGAAGCAAAGAAGGGCCATATCGAAGCTTGGAGACAATGGACTCGTCGTGAAAAGACGATGATGGGTACATGGTTATTAGAATTAATACGAGCCAATACGCATCTTATCGCATTTAAACTTATAGGTATACGCAAGCAGAGTGTGTTTCATGTTACAGCTACCGACGAATTATTCGAGTGGATGGCTGAGTATAATAAGGACCAAGAAATTTTGAAACCTTTGTGGTTACCAACGGTGGAACTCCCTGAGCAATGGTCGTCTATTTGGGTTGGCGGCTATAACGATATTGAGGGAGTTCCGCCGTTATCTTTTATTAAGTGTCACGACTATAAGTACATGAACTCGCTGGACTTTGACGCGATGAAACCTGTAGTCGATGGGGTCAATCATTTACAAGCGACTAAATGGGAGGTAAACGAAGACATTCTAGGTATCGCTAAATGGGCGTGGCAAAACAATAAAGAGATTGGTGAGATGATCCGTCGTGAAGACTATGAGTTACCTGTATGGAAGCCCGAGTATGACGACGATGAAGACGGAGCCAAGGAGTTTAGTCGTAAGTGTGGAAGCATTCATCGTTTGAACATCGCGATGAGATCCAAGCGTTTGATGATTATGAAGACGCTATGGACGGCTGAAAGATTCGAAGATAAAACGATATACTTTCCACATCATTTAGATTTCAGGGGTCGCATGTACCCTATTCCTTATTTTTTATCTCCGCAAGGGACCGACCTATCAAAAGGCTTGTTACGTTTTGCTACATCGCAAACAATAAACAACGACGCTGATGCACGATGGTTGGCGATCCACGGAGCAAACTGTTTTGGACACAACAAACTGACATTCGACGAGCGAGTTGAGTGGGTGAATAGCAGACGCAAAGAAATCGAAGAAGTACACCAAGACCCGCAAGTGAATGACTGGTGGCAAGCTGCGGAAGAACCGTGGCAATTCTTAGCGTTCTGTCGTGAATGGGCGCGTTACTTGGAGCAAGGTTATGGCTTTGAAACTAAACTTCCTTGTGCTATGGACGCGTCTAATAACGGTATTCAAATACTCAGCTTGCTCGGTCGTGATGAAATAGGAGGACGAGCCACTAACGTCGTCGCAACTGAACAGCCCGCCGATCTCTACACATATGTAAGTGACCGTGTTAATGAGTTGTTGAAGATGCATATGGAGAAAGGTAATCATGTTGCGGCGGCGTGGCTCAAGTTCGGTATTGATCGCAAGACAACCAAACAACCTGTGATGGTTAAGCCTTATGGCGGGACACAATATTCCTGTCGTGAATTGATCAGCGATTGGTACCGCGATAAATGCATGGCTCACTCACTCGATCCTTTCGGATATGAAGCGACGGAAGCAATCGGCTATTTAAATAAGTTAGTATGGCAGGCGATGAACGATTGCATGAAGCGTCCGACAGAGGTCATGAAGTGGTTACAACAAACTGTCAGGATCTTAGGCAAGGAAGATAAGCCGATTACCTGGACGACTCCATCAGGATTTAAAATAAAACAGAACTACATTAACAATAAAACAGTACGAATACAGACACTACTGGGCGATAAGATCTCATGGATCAAATGTCGGGAACCACAGTTAGGTGTCGATAAAACACGACAAGCAAACGGAATCAGTCCTAACTTCGTTCACAGTCTCGATGCAAGCGTCGCTCAACAGACAGCGACCAAGGCGAAAGCTGCAGGCATTGAGGCATTGGCGATGGTACACGATTCTTTTGCGACGCACTCAACGCATTGTGATAAGTTGTCACAGTTAACAAGAGAGACTACAGCCGATATATTTTCTACTGATCAACTCGCAAAGT